ACAGACGATTGGGACAGTCAAACTTGGGCGTGGTCAGCAAGAGAATTGGCACAAGATTTCAAAGAGTTTTATCGAGATGCACTTAGAGACAGCCCTGTCCAAGGACAGCAAGGTGTGGCGGAAGGTGAAGATGACGATGTTGAACATTTGGCCAATACCTTTGCTGACCTATACTGGAGTGGCAAGGTTGGTATGACCAGTGCTACAGAAAAAGTCAAGATGGCTCACAAAATCATCCAAGCAGTTGAAGATGGTAGACTATCCATAGAAGAACTCAAACAGGATATTAGAGATTTAGACGACAAAGGTGTGGCGGAAGCCGAAACAGATTATCAAAAGCGTCGTCAGCGTGAGCGTGATGTTGATGCAGGCAAGCCTGTGCCAAAACAACGTGAGCCACGTATGACTGACTATCAGAAACGTCGTGCAGAACAAAAACGTCAAGAAGCATTAGGTGAAGACCAAGATACTTCTGGTGTTGAGTCTGCTATTATCCGTCGTATCATGGTAGCACATACAGACTTGTTAAAACAGTTTGGCCCAGAAAAAGTTATGCAAGCCGCCGAAGAAGTTGCTTACAATGTGGGTGATGTGGATGAAATTGGCACCAGCGATGTTAGTGCCTGGGTTAATGAAGTTCGTCAAATTCTTGGTGCCTAATGAGATTCGGTGAATTTAAACGGGCCAGTCAAGAACACCTTGACGAAATTTTAGTTCGTTTATGTGCTATGGTCGTCGATGGTCAAAAGAAAGATCCTAACTACTATGGCATGGTTGCGGCCGCTGTGTTAGATCCAGAGAACAATTGTGTTGCCTCAACTAGTTATAATGAAGATGGTAAGTGGGTGCATGCCGAGCGGGCGGCAATAGATGCATATCATAGTCGCGGTGGCCGTATTCCAGCCGGCAGTATTATTATTACAACTTGTAGTCCATGTAGTGAAACCATGGCAGATCGCTATAGTGAAAGTTGCACACACTTAATTAATGATACAGGTGTAGACTTAGTGTATGCAGGGTATGAAGATCCCACTCAACGCGAATCTCAAGCTAAATTTAAAGTTGAAGCGTCCGACAATCCAAAGATACACGAACTATGCCATGTATTTGCATCAACCTTTATGGACAAAGAAGCGGAACAGTTAGATGAACTCAGCTTCCTAGGTAGTCCATGCACTAAAGACTGTTCAGGTCACCGTGCTGGCTATGCCTGGAGCCAAAGCAAAGGCGGGCGTGTTGCCCAAAGTCCATTTAGTCCTAGTTTCAATAATGGTAGCCAACTCCATGTGGATGGTAAGTAGACCGATGAACGAATACCCTGTATACCCAGAACAAAACGGTGAAGAGGATCGGCCCGTCCTTCCTTATGCACCTGTTTAAAGAATAGCCTTAGGACCGCACTAGTTGCGAGGCTGGGTGGTTACTACCCTGGGTCATCCGATTCGCTACCGGAATCCCAAAAAGTAACTTTACCAAAACATCGTTGACTTTCCAAAATAATAGTGTATAATAGTAAAACTTACTCAGGAGATTTAAATGTCCAACAACAGAACTTTTAACGCAGTCGAAACTGCAAAACTTAACCAAATTATCAATGAAGGTATGCAGGTTACAATGGAAATTGAAACTCTGCAAGGCGGACTCAACGACACAGTCAAAGCCATTGCCGAAGAATTAGATATTAAACCTAATGTCCTCAAGAAAGCTATTAAGTTGGCACACAAATCAGAATTTGGTCGTGAACAACAGGATCACGAATTGTTAGAAACAATTTTAACCACTGTAGGTAAGACATTATAAATATTGTTTTACAACAATCGAGTCGCTCACGATACGAGCATGAATCAAGGTCAGTGGACCATAAGCCACAAGGAGAAGAATGAGTTTCGTAGATGCATTATTTGATAGAGAGCATGACCGCATCCATGTAGTTGAGCGAGTCAACGGTGAGCGGGTATACAAAGAATACCCTGCAAATTTTGTATTCTATTATGAAGACCCTCGTGGCAAGTTTCAAAGTATATTTGGCACACCGGTAAGTCGTTTTAGCTCACGAAATAATAAAGAATTCCGCAAAGAACTTAGGATACAATCGGGCAAAAAGTTATTTGAGTCCGATATCAATCCAATTTTTCGTTGTTTAGAAGACAACTACAAAGGACAAGACGGTCCTAAGTTAAACGTAGCGTTCTTTGACATTGAGGTAGACTTCGACCCTGAGCGTGGATTTAGTCGGCCGGAAGATCCATTTAATGCTATCACTGCCATTTCAGTTTATCTACAATGGCTTGAGCAAATGGTCACACTAGTGATTCCACCTAAGCACATGAGTAATGAAACTGCTCAAGAAATTGCCAACGAATTTGAAAACACCCTGGTGTTTGATAACGAAGGGGATCTATTAAAAACATTCCTAGACTTAATCGAAGATGCCGATGCATTGTCGGGGTGGAACTCAGAAGGCTTTGATATTCCGTACACTGTCAACCGTGTAACTCGTATACTAAGTAAAGATGATACACGCAGGTTCTGCTTATGGAATCAATTCCCTAAGAAGCGTACATTTGAACGCTTTGGTGCAGAAAACGAAACTTATGACTTGATTGGTCGTGTGCATATGGATTATATGCAACTGTACCGCAAATATACATATGAAGAACGACATAGTTATAGTTTGGATGCTATTGCCGAATATGAACTTCAAGAAACTAAAACAGTTTTTGAAGGTACACTAGATCAATTATATAACCAAAACTTTAAAACATTTATTGAGTACAACCGACAAGATACAATGATTTTAGCCAAGCTAGATAAGAAATTAAAATTCTTAGATCTTGCTAATACACTGGCACACGAAAACACAGTGCTACTACAGACTACTATGGGTGCTGTGGCTGTAACAGAACAGGCTATTATTAACGAAGCTCACGAACGTGGCATGGTTGTTCCTAACCGCAAGGAACGCTATTCGGATGAGGATACTCAGGCCGCAGGTGCTTATGTTGCGTATCCACGCAAAGGCATACACGAATATGTAGGCAGTATCGACATTAACTCACTATACCCAAGTGCGATTCGTGCGTTAAATATGGGGCCAGAGACTATTGTAGGTCAACTTCGGCCAGTTATGACTGATCGTTATATTGCAGACAAAATGCGAGCGGGCAGTAGTTTTGCTGCGGCATGGGAAGGCCTATTTGGGTCGTTGGAATACGAAGCGGTAATGGCTAGTGAGCGAGGCACAGAGATTACTATAGACTGGCAGAATGGCGATGATTCTGTACACAGTGCCGCAGATGTATGGAAGATGGTTTTTGATTCTAATCAACCGTGGATGTTAAGTTCCAACGGAACCATCTTCACCTACGAAAAAGAAGCAATTATTCCGGGACTATTAAAACGCTGGTATGCCGAGCGTAAAGAGATGCAGGCCAAACTCAAAGAAGCAAAGACGCCGGAAGATGAAGAATATTGGGACAAACGACAACTGGTCAAAAAGATTAATCTTAACAGTTTGTATGGTGCTATTCTTAACCCTGGCTGCCGCTTTTTTGATAAGCGCATTGGACAATCAACCACTCTTACTGGCCGTGCAATTGCTCGGCACATGGATGCTTATGTAAATGAATGCATCACAGGCAAGTATGATCATGTAGGCGAATCAATTATATATGGTGACAGTGTAACCGGCGATACTCTTATTAAGACTGATTCTGGAGAAATAGCTATTGAAGAATTATTTAGACAGACACCCGAACATTGTATTATTGGTGACAAGGAATATGCTACTGGAGCATTGGCCAAAGTTGTGGGATTTAATGCGTATGAAGATTCTCCTATAATGAGCAATATATCGTACGTAATGCGACACAAAACAAAAAAGAAACTGTACAAAATTACGCTAGAAAATAATAAGTCAGTCACTGTAACCGAAGATCATAGTATAATGGTAGATCGTGACGGATTCCTAATGGAAGTAAAACCCAATGACATCTTGGGTAAAGATTTAATTATCAGTCTGAATACATAAATACTATGAAGATAGGAGTATCATCATATGCCAACATGTTTAGAGTGCGGGTATTCAGCCCCAAGATTACAGTGGACACACTTCAAATACAAATGTACCGGAAAATTCAAAAACGGTAATGAGTATATGTCCGCACACCCCGGTAGTGAGATAATAGATCCAGAATTAAAGAAAAAATACGGGTTTACACTTGACTCGGCTGTCAAAAAGTATGGTGCTGTGGAAGGTCAAAAACGATGGAATGAGTATTGTGATGCGCAGGCAACCACTAATACTTTTGAATACAAACATGAAAAATACGGTTGGACCCGTGAACAGTTTGACGAGTACAATTCATCAAGAGCAGTAACCATTGAAAACATGATCAAACGACATGGTGAAGAAATTGGAGTTGCTAAATGGCAAGAATATTGCGAACGACAAGGATATACCAATACCAAGGAATATTTTATTGAAAAGTACGGTGCAATCATTGGCGTTAAAAAATATATTGCGGTTAACAAGAAAAAGAAAAACCCACACGACCCGGTGAGTATTTCTGAAAAATTAGGAATTACCTTGGACGAGGCGGTAGACATTATCTTGTCGAGAGAAAATTCTGGAAGAAGATATATTAGTAATCTTGAAGAAGAATTTACAAACATGCTTGAAGATAAAGTGGGACCACTTGACTATACCTCAGCTAAACGACCATTTGGCAAATGGTCTCATTTATTGAATACCTATGTTGTATATGATATAAAACACGGCAATTGCATTATTGAATTCAATGGTGATTATTGGCATGCTAATCCCAACATTTATGCTGGCACCGCTACAATAAGAGGTGTCCCGGCGGTTGATATATGGCACCAGAATATGTTAAAATTACAAACAGCACAGGATTTGGAATTCAAAACACTAGTGGTTTGGGAAACAGAATTTCGAAATGATAAAGTTGGAACAATTAATAAGGTAGCAGAATGGATATTACAAGAACAACCGTAAAAAGTATTGAATGTCTCGGTGAGGTGGATGACTATGTGTATGATCTCAGTATAGAAGATCAAGATCCTTATTTTTTTGCCAATGACATATTGGTGCATAATACCGACTCCTGCTATTTTACAGCCTATCCTATTCTTAAAGATGAGATCGAAGCCGGCAAGATGACCTGGTCGAAAGAAATTGCAGTGCAGTTGTATAACAGTATTGCCGATCAAGTAAACGCTAGTTTTCCTGGATTCATGGAACAGGCATTTCATGTACCGAGAGAGATGGGCGAAGTTATCAAAGGTGGCCGTGAAATTGTTGCATCCAAGGGGTTGTTTATTACTAAGAAGCGGTATGCTGTGCTGTACTACGATAAAGAAAACAAGCGGGTAGACACACACGGCTCACCTGGTAAAGTAAAAGCCATGGGCCTTGATCTAAAGCGCAGTGATACACCTAAAGTCATTCAAGAGTTTTTAAGCACTATCCTTGATGAGGTACTAACCGGAACTAGCCGCGAGGACATTATTGAAAAGATTCGTGAGTTTAAATATTTGTTTAAAGAGCGTCCAGGTTGGGAAAAAGGTAGTCCTAAACGTGTAAACAACCTAACCAAGTATGGCAAGGAAGAAGAGCGCCTAGGAAAGGCCAACATGCCGGGACATGTCCGTGCGGCACTTAACTGGAACAATCTGCGTCGTATGAACGGTGACAAGTATAGCCTCCAGATTGTAGACGGCATGAAAACAATTGTGTGTAAACTTAAAGCCAATCCACTTGGCTGGACAAGTATTGGCTATCCTACAGATGAAACTCATTTACCACAATGGTTTAAAGAACTACCATTTAACGATACAGAAATGGAAGCCACGGTTGTTGATCAGAAGTTAGATAACTTATTAAGTGTATTAGAGTGGGACTTAGCGTCAGCGACTAATACCGAAAACACATTCCAGACATTGTTTGAGTGGTAATATGAAAAAACTTAGCGACCTAGTTAATTTTAAAAATCAACTTGATTTACTGTCTACTAAAACAGTGCAAGATGATAGTAATAAGGAACTTGATAAAATTACACATTTGTTTAGTTTAGAAAATTATAATAACTTATTAGACCAGCGGAAACTTGATATACAAAAGTCTTTTGATGCATTTGAATTAGAATTAGAAAAATTAAAAGATATAGTTAAGCAAGAAATTTCAGTATTAGAAAAGCCAGAGTTCCAAAAAAGTTATATATTGTACGAAGGCGAGTTTGGGAACTCAGCCGACTATATTCTTAATCTTCGTAAACATACGATACCTAACCCAGAATTATTTCAAGCTAGATTAAGCAGGTACATAGACTGGCAGCATTCTGCTATGATAATTCGACCTGGTATTGAAAACTTTATTGATAGCATGGTGGCACTTGATCCACTATATCTTGTGGATTTAAGTCATGACTATCTAGCCCCTGCATTGAGTAAATTTAACAACCAATATCAAAATCGACTACGAACCTACGCAGTCAAAGAAGACCTGGATCAAGAAATTTTAGGACAAATACCCAACGACCAATTTGCCTTATGCTTCGCCTATAACTACTTTAATTTTAGACCATTTGAAATTCTTAAAAAATATCTAGATG